ATACATCCATAGAGTTATAAAGAGTTTTTGACCCCACCTTCACAAATGGTTTCTTGACCGTAAGTGATGCTCTAGTAAAATTATGTTCTGTAAGATTTGCAGTGTTGCCTGTCACTTTTTTCAATGAGACTCCAATCAATTTCTTTTCATTGATTAGATCCAACAAAACTTTATTCACACCACCCTGAAATGTCATTTCTTTTGTGTAAATACCCATGTCAAAATCACATTCACACATGTAGATATCAGCAGGTGTCCACTTATTAATCTGAGAGAATGGTCTACCTTCTTCCTTATTTACTTTGAAAAAATGTTTTTCTACTACGTTAACAACACCAGTTCCCCTATAGAATTTAAAATTATTATTTCTATATTTTGTTGCACTATATAATTTGTTTGCTGTCCTGATACTAGACTTCATCCAGGCAGGATCTTCTGCAAGGAACTGATGTATTTTTGATAGAGGTTCGTCAGTAGAAACAGAACCAGATACTGCTTCCAGTTCATCTATGGGAATAATATAATCAACATCAATATCTTTATTCAGCGAATATCTGTATGCTGCAACCCAACATGCTGCTCCTTCAAATAAAGCAGTAGCATCAGCACCTCCACCAGATCCTTTATTACTACCAAACTGTTCAGTCTTTGTGATCTTAGTGAATGTTATATCCGTTAATTTATTCTTCTTACCTACTTTTTGTATCGCTTGTAGTACAGACTTGCGAGTGTACTTAGATACAAAATTATTCGCGTGAGATTTATCAGGTGAATCAAAAAGTAAACCACCATCAATCACACTCTTCATATCTGCCAGAACATCATCTGATGTCATGATAAGTGCCTTACCGCCAGAGACCTCCACATCAATAAGTTCTCTATTGACGATAGCATCATAAAGTACACGCAAACGGATACCACCACCCTTCGGTGCATCTTTACCATAATCTCCCATCTGCATTGCAGACATAAAAAAAACCCCCTTACGGGGGTATTTATTAGAGATCTCCTGCTACGCGGTTCTCCGACCGCTCAATACTGAATGTTCCTTCGGGGTAACGGGCACTCAGTTTCTCAAAATTCATCTGAACGATTTCCTCAATGGAAACATTGAGACCCATGCAAGCTTGTGCAACATACCACATGATGTCCCCAAGCTCACGTTTCAGATGAAACAGGTTTTCATTGTTAACAGGTTTGCCCTGGAAAACAATCTTCTTCACAATCTCAGTAAACTCGCCTGCCTCAGCAGACATACCTACAGCAGCAGTCAGCAGACGCTCAGTAGCAAACTCTTCGCCCTCAAGTTGAATCAGACGATCAATGAACTCAGAATAATACTTGCTAGGATCTGAGGTGGTTCCGTCTACAAACTCAACATACTTATTAAGATCAATAGTCATATCAATTAAATTTAAAATCAGTAAATTTTGCTGTGGGTTGTTGAGACTTTGCTATTTCTTCAAAGTCATATTGCTCTTGCCCTGAGTCAACAATGTCAACTTGGGCAGAGTCCTCTACATCATACAACCTCATCTTCGCTCTGTCAATACCCACTACGAATCTCTTGAAGAGGTTGATGTCGTTATAGCGGTTCTTGAGTTGCTTGACCATGATTTGGTTGATATTTTCAAGCTCTTCTGTAGAGATAAGAGCAAACATGAGGTCCGCAGTAGCAGGAAGTCCAAAAGACTCAGAGGTATCAGTAAGATCAACATCGCTAGAGCCATAACCAGAGCGAGTAGTCTGAGTGGCGCTAACAATAGGGAGATCAAACTCAACAGCAAGACCTCTAAGTTCTTCCGCAATGGCTTTGACATAGGTATAAGAGTTAACTAGTGCTCCTTTGTAGCGAGATGATGCACAGATGTTGAGGTAATCAATAAAGATGATGTCTGGTTTAAAACTCTTCTTAAGCGATAGGTCATTGAGAAGTGCTTTAAAGTGTCCAGAGTGTGCAGATGCTGTTGGATATTCTTTAATGATAAGTTTGCCATTAGTCTTCTGTGCGAGACGGGTAACTTTAGATTCAAACAGTTGCTCAGGCAGATCCTCAATGTCCTTAATATTTACGTTAAGAAGATTCGCGTCAATGCGTTCAGCGATCTTCTCTTCTGCCATCTCCAGTGTGATGTAGAGGACATTTTTACCCTGAAGTAACGACGCAGCGGCCATGTGACACATAAACAGTGATTTGCCCACCCCAGTGCCAGCAAGTGCGACATTGAGAGTTTTGTTAGGAATACCACCCTTCGTAATCTTATTGAAAAGAGAAAGGTCAAAGGGGATTTTACTTTCATTTCGGTGATAGAAGTCGAAGCGATCTGCATAATCTTCTATATAGTCGTGACCAATGTGGTCATCAAATGAAACAGCGAGAGCTTCCTGAAGAATTGATGGAATCGCATCTTCAGTTCGCTTCTCATCCTGACCATCAGCAATCTTCACACTATCCAGTAGTGCCAAGTAAACTGCACGTTGTTTACACCACTTCTCGGTAGAATCCAACAACCACTGAGAGTCTACTTCAGTGTTGTCAATGTCATCAATCTTGACCTGCAACTGTTTATAAGAATCTTCATTCAGATCCTTACGATTGTCAACCTCAATACTAAGAACTTCTTTAGTAGGAGTTTGACCATAGGTCACAACAAAGTTGTTGATGATGTCAAACAGAATCTTATCTGAGTATTCATTAAAGTATTCTGGTTTGATGTAAGGAATTACCTTACGAACATAAGTATCATCACTAACTAAGTTCTTGATGATAGTGCTTTCAATTGCTTCCATTAAGATCCATAACTAAATTCTTTCTTTGCAGCTTCATCAAGTGCCTGCATTATTTCTTCTGTGAAATACTTCTCGGGATCAGAAAGTATAACAGAAGGATAAACGGAAGATTCCCCAACAACAATCCGATTGCCCCTCCGCTGGAAGACTCCGTACTTCTCACCCAGTTCCAGTAATCCGTAGTACTTGTCAAGACCTCGCTCGTCATAAAATAATCGAGTCTCAATTTTAGAGTTCTCCTTTGTGAAACGAGACTTCTTTGCCTCGCATTTAATAATGTTACCAACCACGTCCTTACCATCCTTCTCCTTCTTTTTGGAAAGGAATAGAATACTAGAAGCAGCATACTTCAGACCAGTGCCGCCACCCATCTCCTTAGTAGGAACATAGGCACCAACAACTTCGTAAGTGTGATTAGTAACAATCAGAGGAATACCTGCCTGACCCAGTTTCAGTGATAAGATTCTAAAGATAGACTTAATCACCTGAGCACGGGTCATGTCACGGGTCTCCTTGCCATCAGATGCATCCTGCACTTCTTTAGAAGTGGACAGCATACCCAGAGAGTCTAGCACAAACATCATCGGAGGACGATCCTCCTTTTTGAAACTCATATACTCATCAACAATCTTGATTGCCTGAGTTCTAAATTCCTGAACTGTAGTAACAGGAACAAGACCAACATTCTTGGTACGAATGCCACGGGATGTCATCATGTCCTTAGAAATGGCAGACTCAGTTTCAAAGTATGCAACTTCACCATTAGGATTTTGATCTAGGAAATTCTTTACGATTGAGAGGGCAAAGAAGGTTTTACCAGTGCTGGATTCTCCTGCAAGGGCAGTGATTTTATTTTGTGGGAGACCACCAAAAATGCTACCGCTGATAAGAGCGTTGAGGATATAAGAACCAGTGTCCACGAACGAACTACAATCCCCTGCGGAGACGCCTTCATCAACGATTGACGCAAATTCATTGTCTAACTCCTTGATAACTTTGTTAAGAAAACTCATAATTAAAAGAAACTACTTAGTGAACCAGTGCGTTCATGCTTCCAACCAATACAGTCTAGCACATTTTTGAGAGGTTCCAAGAAAGACTTCTCAAACTGCAGGTTATGATCAATGTATTTGTCCAAACCAAATTCTTTTGGAAGCGTATTGAAGAATGAGATAACGTTCTCCCCAATCGGATTGGGTTTCTTCAGGTAGATGAATTTGATTTTTTCTCCTTCTTGAATAAGAGGAAACTTATTAGCAATCTTATGCTTTCCGATATAGTGATTATACAGTAATGAACCTCGGACAGCAATAGGCGTACCCTTCTTATAAATTTCAGAGTAACTTCTGTAATTGCCAAGGTTATTGCATCCTCTCGGGAATGCAATATCTAGGTAACTTTGCTTCCTGGTATCTGATTTAATTTGAGAAATGTAATCAATCATGTCATCATTGTTACCTTCAATCATAATCTTATATGCCTTAAGAAGTTTATCCTTAAAGTATGCGGGAGTAGAAGAACGTTGAGTCTCAAGTCCCATGATCTTCATCTTCGGTTCTTTATAGCGAACACCCTCGCTATCCCACACGTTGAGAATGTATCGCTTCTTAGCAGTCCAGATGCCACGGTTAGCGATGTTCTCCCGCTTCATGACCATCTTCTGCTGATAAGCATTTACATACTCTGCCAGTTCTTGGTAGCAACTTTCAATATAAGTTTCAAGTTCCACCTTACAGATCTTATCAAGGAAATTGACAACCTTCTCATCAGACGGCGTTCCTCCTTTGAATACATTCTTGACCAGATCACCCAGATCAAGATAGATGGAATCAGTATCCACAGCAATAACATAATCTTTATCACCCGATTTCAAAATTTTATTGAGGTACTCATTCATCTTATTTTCAATCCAACGGATTGACAACTGTCCTGACAGAGTGATTGCCTCAGCATTCTCCAGTCGGAAGTACCTGAAGTATTCGTTACCAATAGCACCATAGGCAGAGTTCAGTTGAATCTTCCGTGCCATCTGAATGTTATTGAACTTGGCGATGTCCTTAATGAGTTTAGGATCTTTAGTATTCTCATACTCTTGCTTCGCCTTGAGCATCTTCTTCTTGTAGATAGTACGCTCAGTGTAAATTTTCTCCATCAACTTAGGAAGGAATCCCTGCTTCTCTGTAGTGAACAGAGTGCCATTGGGGCAGATAGTAACGCCCTCAAGGGTGCTTGTATCAATCTCACGGTTGAGTAGTTTATCCACGTTGATGCCGCTTACACGGTCATCTAGGAGGGTCTCAGGAGAGATATTGTACTGCATAATGAGGTG